GGCATCACAATTTCAGCAGAATAAGTAGAGCTGCCAGATATAAAGTTTATAGTATCTCCAAGTTTGGCACCAATTCTATAACCATCAATTGTATTCTCTGGAGGTGCAGATTCTGATGTTTGGTTATAAAGATATAATCTACTTGTATTTGCCACAGTCGTGGTGATGCCAATATCAATAGAATCAAATTCAATAGTAATTTGATTTGCATCAATATGTTTTGGTGGAATAATATGACTTACATATCCAACATCATCTCTATTGAACTTAGTATCACTAAATCCTTTGGAAATGAGAGACTTTGCACCAAAGTTTGAGTTTGAGTTTGTGATGGACATATCTCCACCACTTTCTGCCTCAAAGTGTTGAGCATAACCAATTGCAAAGATTGAAACGCACTGAATGAATGCGTTGTTACTTGCTTTGATGTGGAAGTTTTCGTATTCTGGTTTGTATCTTGCTAATGAATCTGAATAAATGTTGTCTACACTTGTTGTGTCTAGATATGTTCCAGATTCTGGATCGTATTTTACAAAAGCATTATTGTCTTTCTGCAACGATATGCCCGTAAATTGGGCAACAACCATACTCTTGAATCCTTCGACCAAAGAACCATCAGCATGAAGTCCACACATTCCATAAACAGATCTCAACGAACAGTTATGAATGTATGGTGAAGCAGATGTAACTGTGTCTACGGTAATGTTTAAAGTTCCACCAGATCCACCAATGGCATTTGTTGGAATGATAGATGTAGCATATTGAATTTCCGTAGGACTATTGACTGCCTTTACTGTAAATTGACCATTATATCCACTTGATGTTACACCATTAATACGAATTGGTGTATCAACAGCAAGACCTTCTAATTCAGATTCTAGGGTAACTGTAATTGTTCCTGATGGAGATACTCCATCTCCAGATCTGATACTAGTAATTCCAATCTCAGCACCACGAGATCCAACAATTCTAAATTCATCAATTTTTGTCTCAATATCAACTTGTGCTGGAAAATCGTTAGGAATATTTCTTTCGCTTGCAGGACCATAAGCAAGACCAATTTTTTCATAGTAAATGTCGAGATCTGTTCTTCCAAAATCTTGATTTACGAATGTGTCATTGATCACTACATTATTTGCACCATCTGCATATTGGAAAGCAGTTAATTTATGGTGAGAATAATTTGGAACGAAGGTATTGTCTGTATAATCTTTATAAACTTGTCCATTTGGGTCTGCATCAAAGATTGATAATTGCCAAATGTAACAAGCACCAGTTACTTGGAATATTGATGAATTTTGTATATTAGAATCAGCAGGATCTGGAACGTATTTTGGTCTGATTTTAGTTTTCCTTAGATCCATTCCAACAAGAGAAGTTCCTCTTGGAATAATAACACCACCATGAACAGAATTAAACTTGTAAAGTGCGTTATTTTCTGTTGTTACGTCAAAGTTTGTTCTTAAATCAAACTCATTAAAGTCTGATGAGGTTTGCCCATTGCGAAGTTGAAAAGAAGATCCTGTAAGTGGAATCCATCCAGGTCTATTATCAATTATATGGTCTCCAGGATAAACTACAATGGTAGTATTTCCAAACTTATCGTTGTTTAGTCCGGGTAAATATGAAAACCTTGCTGCTTCGATAAGTGCTCTTTGAATTGTCTTGAAAGGTCTTGTAAGAGCACTACCTGTATTTTCAATAGAATCTGTAGAATCCAATGCATTAGGATCTACGTAAATGATGTTTCCTCTAACGGAACGCAAAAAATTCTCTAGTCTGCTGAGACCCATTTTATCTGCACTTATAAGTTCTATTATAAGTTATTTATCATATAAAAAAACCTCCCAGAGGGAGGTTAAGATAAGCACAAAGTGCGATATTCCTTCACACGGACATTTATATTATAGTGTAATTATTCTTTTGTGTCAACCTTTTTTATGATGGAAATAATACTCCAAGTAAAAAACAGAGTGACTGCTACGGCACCCATTGTGGTTATTGCAACTACACCATATCTATAAAAAAACTAAGTATTTTTACCTAGTTTGTGTTGATTCTAACATATACTCTACGGTATTAGCAATATCATTCATAGCAACACGAAGATCTTGTTGTTGTCCTGATTCTTGACGACATATTGGGCGACGATTGTCTGTAAGGGTCCAACGCCAAAGACTCATATCAGCACAATACCAAAGATTAATTCTCATTTTTGCTATGCTCCAACTTGACCCAGTTAAGGAGGGCATTGATTTCTGCTCTTTTTTCTTCCCCAAAGTCTTGCCCCTTGCTAAACATGTAGAAGTCTAATGCCTCGATGACATTCTTACGGTCTTTTTGAGATAATAGTGACATTTGGAGTTTAATGAACTCAAGCCGAATACCGGGATCAAACCGATGACATCCATATTACAAGTATGGCGTTCTATCACTGAACTAATTCGGCAAATTAATCAACAGGCAACATTTCTGGATTTTCCAGATCTAATTCGAATAAGAGTGGATGACATTGCTCTTCAATCAAATATGAAGAACATTTGTACATGTCATCAACTTCATACCGCCTTTCTTTGTCTGCGATTTTAATTAACTCCTCATCGAATATAGATTCGTCGGGGAGGTCATCAAAAGTAAAGGGAACACCACTTATGAAGTACATAAGCACTATTTGCTTACCTTCATTGTACCATACATATCTGGCATCAATTCGGTATTTCATAAGTAGTTCTCTACTTTTGAATATTTAGGGATAAACCCTAATACCCGTGGGCGGATTCGAACCGCCGACTGCTCGATTTTAAGTCGAGAACCTCATTCCGCTGGGTCACACGGGCATGTAATTTAAAGATTATCGAATTCCCAATGACAATTTGGACATAGTGGAAGTAGATTTTCTTTTGAATTGATTATGGAGACCAAAGTATTGCCTTCAAAATCTGAAATTGCTTTTTTGTGAGCAATTTCTATGTGTTTGTCATATCCACAATGAGCACATTGTTTCCATCCCATTTTTTTAGCAGTTGCTCTTGCTCTATATCTAACAGCTGCGTATATATTGGAAGGAGTTATTCCAATAATTTTCATTTCGTCTAAAGTTTTGTCTTCGAATAAAGTAGAACCTTTCCAAATAATGTGACATTCTTTACACCTAACAGAACCTGATAGTATAGGAGTGGAGCAATCTTTACATTTACCTCTTTTGGGGTTTTTGGGATGTAAAGTATTATTTAAAGTAGCAGAACAACTTCTACTACAAAAAACTCTTCTTTTGTCTTTTGTTTCAAACTCATTTAAACAATTTTTGCAAGTTAATCTATGAAGTTTCACTGTGGGTTCGAACTAAACTATATTTATTTATAAAACAAGTTAGTTCGAATGGGAATACTGGGGATTGAACCCAGACAAGACACCGCTTATAAGGCGGCCGCTCTGACCAGTTAAGCTATACTCCCTCGAAAAGGCACTTAACAATTATAAGGTATAAACCTCAGATTGTCAAGTGCTTGTATCAGTCCATTTTGTAAGTTGGTGGATGATACTTGAGATACTCTTGGAAGGTCATTTTCATTTCCTTCTGAGTCATACCGCAGTGCTTCGCTGCTGCGGGTACAGTCATTTTAGCACAAAATAATGCTTCGTTTGCTTCTTTGACATTTTCTGGTGTTGTCTTCACCCTTTGCTCTATTAGAGACTGATAGTCAATTTTGATTAAATTCATGAAAACCTTACAGACCAAAAAATTACCGGGATTTTTTCCCGCCCAAAAATGGAATTAAAAGTCGATTTTCCCTCAGAGTGGACTTGCATAAGCAAGAGTGTCTTCTCCCAGTGTGGCACGAACAAATTTTAGCACATTCATAAACTCTTCGGTGGTTTCACAGACCACTTCCTTTTCTGACCCCTCACTGGAATAGATATACACAGTGCGCTTGGTGGGATCCACCACGCATCTGGTCAGATACTCATCAGACATTTGGTCTCGTTCGTTGATTACCTGGATATTATAGCACGGTGGGTGGGGGTCGTCAACCCCCTCCTTCTTCTCCAACTTGTTGAATCCTGACAATTACTTAGATACTATATTTCTAGTTCTTGGATATTTAACTCCTGCAGTTTCTGAATTTCTATTTTTAAATAGAATTCTTGGAAATGCTGACCCTTCTTGAGGTCTTTTTTGTTTAAAATAAAGATATCTATTATTTCCATTACCAAATCCTTCATATGGAAATGCATTTGGATTTGATCCTGGATCTCCAACATCACCTTCAATAGAAGATTCTATTAAATATTGAAGAGCATCTTCTTGGTTTAAATTTGGTTCTTGTTCTGCTAAACATGCAATAACTCCTGTAACTTGTGGAGTGGACATGCTTGTTCCACTAATGGATCCCAAATAATAAGTACTATTTCTTGGATCTGTTGTTAAAGGACCATAAAATCCTTCGCCAATGGCACTAGAAAAATCAAAAACGGAAGAAATAATATCACTACCAGGTGCCCAAATATCTACTCTTGGACCCCAATTGCTAAAATTGGATTTATACTCGGAAACTTTGGATCCGACTGAACCTACACAAATACATGCAGCACCTGGACTTGAACCTCTTGATGTAAAATACCGAAAACCAGGAAACCTAATACTTCCCCAATAATTATCATAATCTTGTCCTCCCGGAACATCAGATATCCAATAACTATTCGTAGCAGCTCCAATATATATTATCCCTTCATCAATTCCATCACTAATATCTGCATCTATGGCAGAAGATCTGAAAGGAGCTCTAAAAAGTCTTGTATTAAGTGGAACAGGTACACCTCTTGCTTCAAGAAAAGATTTTTTTTGTGCATCATTTCCTGTAACAGAACTAAGTGTTCCTCTATAATTTACCAGGTTAATATTAGATAAAGTTTCTTCATTATTAAATGAAAATCCCCAACTGTGATTGGTAATTGTTGGGTTTCTTCTACCAGTTTCTGGATTGATTGGTTTATTTAAATGAAAATATCTAATATAATCCCATAGTTTTATTTCAAAATCGACAACTCCTGATATACTAGGGTCCCATGATATATTGTATATATTAGCATCTCTTGCATATCCTTGAGTGTTTCCACAAGCAGTACCTGCAACATGTGTTCCGTGATTTTTATTTGGTGGGGCACCTGAAGTTGCATAAGGGTAATTTGGACCTGTAGAATAACCTAATATAGAACTATATTGCCACCAATTAAGTTGATTGACTCTACTGCCGCCAGTTCCATCTGAATTTACAGCAAATTCTGGATGATTCGGATTGATAAGTTCATCGACTAGTATAACATCAACATTTTTTCCTGATGCAGTTGTTTTGATATTTCTATTTGATATTTGAGTAATTGAATTGCTACCCCAATTTGCAACTGTTTCCCCTTTAATTGTTCTATAAAGACCCCAATTTTTATCAGTAGATTGTAAAGTGCCAGTAGTCTTCTCAAAATTTGCAGTTTGTTCCCATGTAGAAGAAGCACTAGCTCCAAGATCAACTGGTCTAAGTTCACATGCAATAACTCTAGGATCATTTGCAACATTGGCAGCTTCTTCTTTAGTCAGCATGTAATGAGTGTTTCGACTAATTGGTCGTCTATGCACTAATTCAACTTCTCTATCAGGAATATAAAGATTCCCTCCAGGAGTCTCCATGTCATCATATAAACTATCTAAGTCATTTTTATTTTTACATGTAACAAGATACTCTTTTAACTCTGACATTTTATGATTCTAGTTGTAATACGGTTAAAGTTACTGTAATATTAGATGTTGCAGATTCATTATTAACAACTTTTGCATAAATGTTTGTTTCTGGTGTCGCCTCATTATTCCAACCAATTACACCTGGGGAAAATATAAAGGTACTATTGCCAGAAGTTGTTGTCAGAACTTCTGCAATTACACCAGAACCTGGACTTGGATCTGTTGAGGAAGATCTACTTGCATCTGCAGTTCTTGAACTTGTGTCAGTGTAAATAGTTACCCAAGCAGCATTGGAAATTTCTACCTTTTGCAAAACATAGCATTTATATCCGGATATAGCTATATTTGCACTTGATCCTGCGGCAATTGCTCCAGTTGATGCAGACACTGTTGTTCTTGAAGGAATAGAACCACCACCTCCACCAGCAGCAATAAAATCGCTTAAATTACTCATTTAACTTATCTCCTTTTGTGTATTTATTTTATTGCCCAACCAAAATCAGGTCCAGTATAGACAATATCCAGAGAAGAATAGTTGCTATCTAAAACTAAGTTTTCATTCAAACCTTGGATTCGGAATGTATTAGGTCTAATAATACTATTAGTCGATTCTTTGCTAATAATTCCAAATCTTGTTCCAATAGGAGGAGTTCTTACATTATTCAAATTTAAAATACTTGTAGGTCCTTCCAGTATATAAAGAGTATTATTATCATCTGCTGTGGGCTCGACACTACCAGCAGAAGGAACACTAACTACGGTACTGTAACCAACCTTCTGATTGAGATTTATAGTGCTTCCATCACCTATAGCATTATAAATCTCAGTAAAATTGGAATTAATCTTAACACCACCCTGAAGTAAACTATCAGAGGATCCCACAGGGCTGGTTGTTATGCCTTGATATGCCATCGAATCTAATCTTTATTAAGTATTTATCCTAAGAGTGCTCTTAAATCTTCTACAGTCAATCCAATTGCACTTAATTTTTGTTCTGCACTTAATCCTTCAAAAGAATTTGTATTTTCTATGGGTTTGGGATTTGAAATTTCTGGTTCTGGAAGGTCTTCAATTATCCACTTTTCAGTATCGTAACACCATTTAATCTTTTGATTATCTAATTTCTGCTCAAATGGTGGAGTTTCTAAAGTTAGATTGTCTACATTGAAACGGGGATCTTCAATTTTTTGTTGGATTAGGGTATCTTTGCAATAATACAATCCTCTTTTATCCAAGGTTAACATCCAAGAATCTCCATCAAATATTAAAACAAATCCTTCTTGTTTTTCTGGCGGTTCTATGGTGGTCGCATTTGCTGAAATTAAATACTTTCCAGGTTCTCTTGGAGATGAATGGGCATTTGCAGAGTATAAAAAATATTTGTATTCTGGGTGATAGTGATACTCTTTCATGGTTTCTTTTTATTTACTGATATTTAATACATGGTAAAAGGGCTAAGTATGGTGGTCGGTTTTCGTGAGAATTGTCACTACCAGCGCTTCCATTGGTCACAGTTGCTGTGTGATTATGATTTCCTGCATCGTTAATTGTAATATTAAGTGTGTGAGAGTGTTCTCCATTATCACCGGTTGTACCGGGAATTGTACCTTGGTTTACAGGATTTCCATCACCAGCTTTTCGTGCAACTTGGGAATTTGGCGCAGTATATCCATGATTATGAGTTCCTGTCGAATTCGTGTCGCCGCTGGCGCCGTGATTGTGTGTTCCATTATTGCCAATAGTAACTGTTGTTGCGTGAGTGTGTGCTGGCAACTGCGCTGTTGTTAATGTTACGCTATCAGATCCGCCAGTATCACCCACATTGTAAGTTGATCCAGAACCTGCAATAAACTTATCTCTCAAATCGGGAAGATTGAAGGTTGTAGTGGCAGCTGGCTGATCAGTCACTCCTGGATTATATGCAGTTCCCCCATAAATGTTACTGATGATCGCATGTAGTTCTGCATATACAAAAGTATTTAATACTGACCCGTTACATGGAAGATAGTCTGTGGGTGCCGAACTTCCCGCAAAATTGATCACAACTCCAATAGGAGAACCTTGAACGGCAGCTGCAATGGTAAACCCACCTTCTGCTACGGGGTCAATTGTAATATTGTTTCCAGCAGTAATAGTTACATCATCATTAGTAGTTCCATCAGAAAGTCTTAGTATAAGATCATTGCCAGAATCTACCGCAGTTAAAGTA